AAAGTGGACCTGAACAATTCACAGGATTGTTCAGTTGCCCACTCGAGAATCAAAAAAAGTGGACCTGAACAATTCACAGGATTGTTCAGTTGCCCACATAAAAATCAACCAACAGACAAGGAGAAAAATTATGAACGTATTTGGAAATGAATCCGTCGGAGTATTTGAGGTAGACGGAATAAACAAGGCTCTAATGGAGCAAACTTACGGCAGTTTAATAGAAGGCTACAATAGGCAGATAATATCGCCAGCAATGCACAACACAGCCAAAAGCGGCAGCCTACGTGCAGGACACACAATTCATGCAAGATATGCCAACAGCATTGCAAGAGATTACGGTACAACTTTGCAAAACTTGGCGGCTGATCCGTTAAGAGAACAACGCATAACGGTTCCAATTAAGGCAAAAAAAGAGATAGTTGAGTTTTACGATATGTTCGACCAACAATCGATGCCCGATTTCTTTAACGAAGTAATAAGCGGACGAAACACCAATCATGCCGACACAATGGCAAGAATGCGTGAAGAAGACTTTTTTCAAGTTGCAAGAGACGAGGGAACGCAAGTAATTCCGCAAGGAACGAACCCAGATGAGCAACTGGAAAATTTAGTATTACAGTTGCAAACTTTAGACAACGAATTTTTCAAGGGAATCGACCGTTCGATGATTTATGTGGTAATGAGCGATACAGCTTACAGCCGATTGCGACTCTTTTTGAACCGTGAAATTATCAACGCAAATGTTGACAGTGCGGCGGAACGAGTTGGCGTTATCAACGGCGTAAAACTTTATTCAACGCCGCATTTGCCAGTAGATGTAAGCATGGTAGCAATGGCAAGGGGAGCAATAGCCCACCCGCATTTGGTATTGCCATATGAAGTAATAAGAAATCCGTTTAAGAGGCAAAATATGCTAGGTACAGCATTTGTGCTAACAGCAAAGGCAGTAATGCCAGATACAATATTTTGGGTAGGTGTTTAATATGAGAGTTTGGGATAAAGTAACACACAACGCAATGCAATCGGAAAGCCTGTTTGTGATAGCAGGTTGGCGCGAAAAGCCTAACCGATTTGAAGATATAACTGACAAGCCAAGGGATAAGTTAATCGAACCAACTGAACCAACCAAATCTGCAACTGCCGAGCAATCCTCGGATGCTCAAATAGCTGAATCTGTAGCAAAAGAAAAAAAGACCTCCAAGAAGTAGAAACCATAATTAGTAGTGGGCGGTTGAATGACAACAATCGTCCACTACATTATAGGAAGGAGGTAGAAACATGAAGAATAGCAAAATAAAAACGCTCATCAAAGCAAGGCTTATATCCTTAGCATTTGGCGAACGTTTCCAACTTCTTTTTGGCAACGAAGATACAATCAACGTTTTAATAGAGTTGCTAATATGATTGATTGCTCTGTTCCCATCCCTATGAGAATAGAATAATACAATCAATAAGTTATGTCAATAGTATTGTCAAAATTTTTTAATTATAGTGGGTCTGCTTGTCGCTTGTAGTATAGATAGTTAAACGGGCGGTTGCCTTGTTAAAAGCAATCGCCCATAGATTGGGCTGATGTCAAATGAATTTCGAAAAAAAATCGAACGAAACAGAAAGTACCCCCAAAACAATTCTCGTAACAATAAAAGAAATACTCGATGCTTTAGTGCGTTTTATTATATTTGTTATTGGTGGACTTTCACTTGCAACATTTCTGCTTGAAAGGATAGCAGGATTTTTAACTTAACCTGTTCGTTGGACGGACGGGCAACCTGCCCGTCCGTCAGGCGGGTTATGCGTTTTAACGGATTTATCTGTTGCCCTTGTCAATTCCTTTATTTGCATTTTATTGGATTGGCAGGGCAGTCAGATAACAAATGAGAAAGGAGAACCCAATGCTAAACCTAACCCACCAACAAAAGCGTTTCAACAAAAAATGGCTAGAATTTTTCAAGCACAACTTAAAAATACAAGGCTCTGATTTAGATTACGTATTGCAATTCTTTTTGGCAAGTGCCGTGCAGAGCGTACTAAACTACATAAACCGCACCAAGCTACCCAAAGAACTTGAACTAGTGGTAATAAAAATAGCCACAGAAATTTTCCGCAACAACGAGATTTTGCTAACGGAAGACGAAACAATGGGCACGGAAAGCCTAACTCTAGCAGGAGCAAGAGTAGGTTTCGGCTTAAGTGGCGGCAAACGTGGTATTTTGCGTGGCATAATAGACGACCGCATTCGCCGCACAGACGAGTTGAATCAGTATAGAAGTTTGTTTAGGCTTGCAAGGCTTCCTAAAAATAGAGATAAGGGCGAAGAGGAAGAGGAAGAAGACTTATCTATTGGCTGTTTATCCGCTAGAAAGGAGTAACATATGAACAAAAAAAACGAAATAAATACAGTAACAAAATCAACAAAAACCGTGAAATTGTTCGGATATTACACACTATGGACAGAAGAAACAATTATTGAAACTTCTAAAACTGTTGAAATTATTGAAACCGACCCGCCTGTCTGCCCGTCCCTGCCCGTCCGGCAGGCGGGCGGCAGGCGGGCTGGACGGGCAGGAGAGTTTGAAAGGAGAGTGAAAACATGAGCGGAGGAGGAACATTCCTAACGCAGCATGACGGACGAGCCCAACGTCCAGGGGCATACATAAATTTTGTAAGTATGCAAAGGCAAAACATATTTTTGGGCGAAAGGGGAATAAGTGCAGGGTTGGTAGAAATGCCCTGGTATATTCCAGACGAAGTAGTAACGGTGCGCGCACAAGATTTTTTAAGTGGACGTGCTTTGCAGCACATAGGCATAACGGCGTTTGATTATGGCACAACAAGCAAGCACGTAAGCCTGTTATTAAGCGGTTGTATAGAAACCCGCTTGATGTCCGCTAATGTAGGCGGCACAAAAGCAAGTGCAACAATTCCGCTAATAGGTGGAAAGTTGATTGTAACAGCAAGAAAATTTGGCACGTTTGGCAACGAACTTTTAATAAGCATTCAACGCCAACCTGCCTTGCCTGGAGACATTCCGCAATATTTAGTAACAACGCACATAATAGGACACGAAACAAGCGACCTGCCCGTCCGGCAGGCGGGTAAGCCACGTACCAACCAAGAAATAAGCTATCCAAGCGAGTTGCAAGATAACGATTTTGTAACGTTTAGGGTAATAAGCGATAAGGATATGATTCCAGTATTTCCAACTTTGCCGCCAGTAACAAACCCAGTAACAACGCCAGTTCCACCGATTGGGACGATTCCGCCAGGTACAACAATTCCGCCTGTGGACAATAATAATAACAACGGCAATGAAAACGGCAATGGCAATAACAACGGTAACAATAACACAGGCGGAGAAGAGAACGGCGAAGATAACGAAGAAGATAACGAAGAAGATAACGAAAATCAATACACAAGTGGAGAACACCCAACAGCAAGCGTTCCACCGTGGGAAATTCCACCAACGGACGAACAGTTGATAAATCCGCCAATCGGTAGCGTAAACCCTGAAGATTTGCCAACGGATGAGAATTTAATCGATAAGCCAATAGCAACAATTCCGCCAAGTGAAATTCCGCCACTCGACACAGGTTTAGTAACGCCGCCAATAGGCGAAATTGACTTTGACAACTTGCCACCAGCTGGTTTAACAGGCGAGTTCAAAACAACCTTAACGCACCTTGAAAGCATAAACATAGGCAACCAGTTTATTAAGCGGTTTAGAGCAGATTTTACCCACAAGCCGCAACCAGGCAACCGCTTATTATTCCGTACGTATAGCGAGTTTTTGCCGATAACAGTAGGCGTTACGCAAGTTGCCGAAAATATTATTAGCGAAACGGTTTCCAATTTTGCCCGCCTGCCGGACGGGCAGGGTTTTTGGTCAACCGCTTTTAGTGGAATGACTGTTGACCAACATAGTAATAACTACACCGTTACAATCGTTGAAATTGACGAAACAAATACGATAGTTGCCTACAGCAAAAATGTTTTCCCTGCGATTGACGTTGACGAAAACGAAGAAGACGATGAATCAACAGGCGAAACCCACCCAGGCGGGCAAGTAATTACACCAGATTGGATAGATTTCCCAAATAATGAACGCTTTGCAGTAACGGCAACGTTTGTGCGTTCTCATGCGGTTACATTTGGGAATCCAGCAAGGCGTGAACACGCTGTATATTCCGACCATTTGCCATCCGAGGGTAATAGGCTAGTTTTATCAAGAATAGAACGATCGAATGCTAATACTTCGCCAGCACAAGGTATTACAGTTGGGCAAATTATGCCAACTGGTACAACAAACTTCGTAAGTGGCGAGGGAAGAATTGTTAATTTAGCTAGTATTCATGCGCAACACGGTCAATATTTTCGAGTAATCGAAGTTGACCAAAACAACATAGTTGTCCGTTTTGGTTGGGTTTGGACTTTAAGAAGTGAAGTTCCAGTGCAGGTGCAACCTACATTCCAACCAACCGCTAAACTGACCAAGGTCGTAAACTCTGCAAAACAAGTAAATCCAGTAGCTTTTAGCATTTCAACGTTTGAATCGGCAGACGGGAACGAAGAGGAAATCCCCATCCGCTTTGTAGAAGTAGCAGGAATCGTCCTAACAGGCGGAAGTAATGGCTCGATAGACTTGCAACGCCGCATACCAAACTTCTTACGCAAAATCAAAAATTATACATTTCAGTGTACCTGCCCGTCCGGCAGGCGGGTGGGTTGGCAATACACAGACGAACGGCAAAAGCTGTTAATAAGGGATTTTATTCGCCGTATGCGGGATGAAAACGGCTTATATGTTCAAGTTGCAATGGCCCGCCTGCCGGCGGGCAGGCAACCGCACACGCTGACCATGAAAGCTGCATAAACGTCCACCAATTACACGGTACGGCAACAAACCCTGTAACAGGCGAACGTTTCACGATTGACGAAATAGCCCTAATGGTAGCAAGCATGACGGCAGGAGCAGATGTAATTACAAGCAACACAAACACACCGCTACCGCTACAGCTTGAATTTGAACACGAGTTAGAGCAATCGGAAATATTAGACGGCTTGCGTACAGGCAAACTAATGTTTACGCGCCGAGCAAGCGGCATTCTAAAGATAGAGCAAGACATCAATAGCTTGCACGTTTTTACGCCAACGAAAAACCGAGAGTTCCGCAAAAATAAAATTATACGAATAAATGACGAAGTAGGCACAACCGTCCGCCGCAGTTGGGAAGATATTTTTATGGGCAACACACCAAACAACGAAGAGGGCAGGTTGCACTACAAATCCCAAATAGATACGTATTTCATAAACCTGCAAAAATTGGGAGCATTACAAAATCACGCAATCCAAAACCTAAGAATTGAGCAAGGAGACGATTTAGACACGGTTTTAATGGATATAGGGTATCAACCAGTAGACGTAATGGAGCGGCTATTCATGACGGCAAACGTAGCAACAACCCAAGCAATATTGCTAAGTTTTGCCAGCCGCTAGAGAAACGCATAAACAAAGAAAGGAGAGTAACCAATGGATTTAAGAGTACAATACGACATATTTGACATAATAGACCTGTCTGCCGACAGGCAGGCGGCGCGCAAACCCGAATATACACAATAGCAGAAGACGGCAACATGATAGAACGTGGCGAAATAACCGAAATGCAAATATCATCAAGCCGCTCTGTAGAAACGATAAACAGCCAAGGGCAGCACGTAGCGGGCAAAAAGCCAGGCTTGCCAGAGTATTCTGCAAGCATAACCTACCGAGTTGGACAAGACCAAGACCAATGGGGACGGCTGTTAGTTGGTCCACCATTCGGACACGAAAGCGGCAGAAGAAGAGTTCGCCCAGAGCGTTTTACAATGTTGCTATTTATGCACGACCGAGAAGTTGCCCACGCAGGAAAGCGAGTAATAAAGCTAACGGATTGCTTTGTAAGCGATGCGGATATTCCAGGCACAGCTGTAGACGAACGAGAACTAACCGCCACAGCAACCATACAAATAGGCGATTTGCAATATATTGAACACTTTAACAAGTTGCCACCAGGCGAAGGAACAGGCGCTCCACAGCCGCTTGTTTTGGGACGGCGATAGGTGTTAAACGACCTGCCCGCTGAAAGACCATAAACACAGGCATAGGCAAGCTGAAACTTGCCTATGCACCACCTGTCTGCCGTAGGCAGACAACAAAAATTTATAGAAAGGAGAATTGTTACCTGTCTGCCGACAGGCAGGTGAAAACAAGGAAAACCCCACAAATTCCGCCGATTATTCTAAACGTAAATATTTATTTACCAAACAATCCGCAAAGTCCTATTGAACCGCCTGTCTGCCGACAGGCAGGCAAAAAGAAAAAGAGTCTTGCAAAAGATTAGACATCACTGCAAAACTCTTAGGGATTTTATATTACTTGATGCTGATTGCTCCGATATTGCTCGCTTGGTTGTATCCGATAATAATAGGATAACATAAGAAAGGAGCAATGTCAAATGTTTTTTGAAACAATAAAAGAACTAGACAAACGCACCACCGAAAACATTGCAGAGACCAAAAATAAAATTCCGCTTTTGTTGCGGATAACAGGATTTTGCCTGCCTGTCGGCAGACAGGTGCAAGCTGTTTTATTAAGTTTGCTGGCATTTTAGCTATTTTGCAATGGATTTTTGGATAAAAAGGAGTGTTGTCAAGTGGGTTATAAAAATAATCGTGAAACACTTTTGCTAAGAATGCAACACGGCGAAGAAAAGATGTTAGAAAAATACGAACAGCTAAACGAAAACGAAAGTTTTCTTGAAAGTTGGTACGAAACAGCTTTAGTAATGAATCGCAAATTCCAACTTTTAGCAAGGCTTAGCATAGAGGCATTAGAAGATTCGCCTATTATATTTAGGCTTTACGTCAATTTTTTCTTTTATGCAAGCAAAATTTTGAGAGTAATAGGCTTAATAGCTATTTTTTACTGGCTGTTTATTCGCTAGCCCGCCTGCTGAACGGGCAGGTTTCCTAAACAAAATAAATTTTATAGAACAAATAAGGAGACAAAATTATGTTAAACAAAAAAACTGCGGACTCGTCCGCTTGGGCGGAAACCGCAACCGCTCAAACAAACTCGCCTCTCGAACAAATAGGTCAAGCGGACTATCAAGAGGAAACAACACAACAATCGACAACGCCAAAACCCGCCAAACTAGCCAACTACATGAAAAACAAACGCAACAGCGATGCTCGCAAAAAAATAACCATCCATTACCAAAATGACGAGGGCGAAGAAATAGCCGAGGAGATGTTAATCTCCAAGATGCGAACCTTGGATAAGCCAAAAAATTATTTCACGGCAAAACCCAACGACAAAAAACTTGCCCCTGCTTACGAAATTTTCGCCAACCATGTATTCGACGTTGAAACTGGCGAATTGCTGTTTAATCCTGGCGAAATATCCAACACGCTTTACATAACTTTCGAGGAGTTCGTAGACGAGTATTTACCAGCGGATTTCACATCAGCAGTAGTGCAGGAGGTAATGAAATTCACCTCGCCAAAATCAAGGCAGGAAGAAATTGACGAAATAAAAAACTAATAAAATCTGGGTATTCGAAAAACCCAGACCCCGAAAAAACCGATAGAATAGCCACATACGCCCACCAATACGCCACCGAAAAACGCTGCGGCATTGAGGTTTTTATGGATATGCCCGAATATATCCAAACAATGAACATAGCCCACTTGGACGTGCTTGCTGAAGAACGCAAGAAAGCCCATGATGACGCTCTGAAGAAAAATAAATAAACCAAGTAGAAAGGGGGGACAAACATGGCAGATATAGGCTTAAATTTTGAAGTGCAAGGCAATATGTTAGCCGTCTTAAACAAAATGGTTGACAGCATTGACAAAATGATAAACGTAATGGAAAGCGTAAACAACAGCGTTTCAAACCTCGGTCAAGAGTTCAAAGCGGTTTCAAGCATAATGGAAACGGTAAACAACAGCGTTTTGCAAATGGGCAACAAATTTGAAAACCTATCAAAGCCAGTAGCAGAAGTGCAATCAAGCATTGAGGAAGTTGAGCAGCCCATGCAAAACATAACAAACATGGCAGAAGAAATGTTTGTACCTTTTGAGCATTTAGGGCAAACTTTCGAATATTTGCAAGAAGATATGGCACATTTTAGCGAACCCCTGCAAGATATAGCCAGCACAGCGGAAAGTTTAACAAACACTTTTGAGCAGGTAGCAAAGCCCATTGAAACAAGCACACAACAAGCCACACAGCTACGAGATAGCTTTGCCGACCTAATAAATCCTGCGGATATTTTGAGCAAAAAAGCAAAAGAACAAGCCCGCCAATTTGCCCAAATTATTGAAAATGTGCAAACGACAAACCAATCCATGGCGGATTCAATCTTTAAGCAGAAAACGTTAAAAGCGATTGAAAGCCAGCGAAACGCAATCAATGAAAAGTACGCAGAAACAGTAAAAAACAACGTCAACTTAACAGACGAGTTACTCAATAAATTGGAGTTTAGTTATCTTGTCAAGGACAAATTTATGCAAACAGCCCAAGAAAATGTGCAGATTGCAACCCAAGAACTAGCCTTGCACAAGGCAATCCAAGAGCAATCTTCGCTAGGTTTAGCGGCTTTCCAAGAAAAAATGGCAGCCGCAAAACCATGGCGAGAAACTCTAACCGACATAAAAGAGGGATTTTTCCAAATAAAAAGCACTCTAAAAGAATACAAAAAAAATCTCGACCCATTATCCGACAAAAAGAAAACCTTAAAAGATACGCTGAAAAACTGGAATTACAGTCTAGGTTCAATCATTTATAAGTTGCGCGATATGAATGACGAATTTGACACAGGACAGCTGCGAGTAGTAAACACGCAAGGCGTGATAGTTAAAACAATCGACAGCGTTGACAGCCTATCAAACTCCGCCCAAAAAGTAAGCACCGAGTTTGGCGGTTGGGGAGCGTTAATAGTAACGCTAAACAACGCTCTTTCACTAGTAAAAGGCACAATGCAAGCAATAAAAAGCATAGCCTTAAGTTTCACAGGAATGGCAAAAGAAAACATGGCAAGCAGTCTGCGTATGGCAAATGTAATCCGCAACATGACCCGCCTGTCGGACGGGCAGGCAGACGACATAGACGTTGCACGCCAGCAATATCAAGCAATGGTGCAACACGCAACCGACTTCAGCCGAGCCACAGGAATAGGCGAAAACGAACTAAACGCCAGCCTTTCAACCCTAGCCGCCTTTACACAAGATTTAGATATGAGCAAACAGCTAATGGACCCGCCTGCCGGACGGGCAGGAAGCATTGCAGACCTTGCCGTGGGTATGTCCCCCGATTTAACGGTAGATGCAAAAACGCTAATGAGTTTAAGCGAAGATATAGCCAACGCAATACAAGGTGGACACGGTAATCAAATTCGTCGCTTGCCGATAGGTTTTACTACGGAAGAAGTTGATTTTTTCAGCGATTATGCAGATATGGCGACTCGTGCAGAAATGGTAATAGCAGGAATCAGCCGCCAGTTTGGTGGATTATCTCGCACAATCGGGAAAACTCCAATAGGAGTAATAAGCAGTGCAAAAAACGAAATGGATAACTTCCGTGCAAGCATAGGCAACACGGCTCTAACGTTCAAAGCAAGTTTCAAAGCGGTATTTTTGGAGTTTGCCCCAGCAATCCAAGCGGGGCTTGACAGCCTTTTAGCAAGAATAAAACAAGGTGTTATCGACAACATGGATACAATCCGAAACGTGATAGCAAACGCCTTTGGGGTGTTTTTCACGGCGAAACAGATTGTGATAAATGCGTTCGGCGTGATAAAACAGGTAATCGGCGGAGTTATCCAGTTTATAACAACGCTGTTTGCGAATATGTCAAACTTTGTGATAACCAACCTTGACATGATAACCCTAGCATTTAAGCTACTTTCGCTAACTTTGGCGGTAAAATTTATTCCAGTTTTGCTGAAAAAAATAGCGTTGATGATGTTGAAAATCAAGATAACAATGTTATCCGCCGCAAAAGCAGTGGTTGCGTGGGCGTTAAAGCTAAAGCCGATAATGCTAATAATTGGAGCAATAATGTTGCTAGTAGCGACAATTCGCCACTTTGCAGACGATTCCGCCGATGCAATGGATTTTGTAAAAGGGATATTTTTCGACTTTCTTGACCTAGTTTTGGCAGTTGTCAACAAAATAATCAACACATTTATAGGGCTTGCCAACTTCCTAACAGGAGTATTTCGCGACCCAATCGGTGCAGTAATCGACCTTTTTAGAACGCTAGGAAGTAACGTTTTAGGAATATTAGAGCCAATAGCAAGCGTATTAGACAGAATTTTAGGCACAAACTTAGCAGGAACAGTAAACAATCTACGCAACAGCCTAAACACCTGGGCAGACAGCAAACTAGCCGAACGTGGATACCTGCCCGTCCGGCAGGCGGGTGAGCCGATGTTCGGCACAGTAAACATAACAAGAGACCTGCCCGTCCGGCAGGCGGGCGGAATAATGGGAGCAGTAAGCAACTTGCGAAGTACATTCGAAGAGGGTTTCGGCTTTGGAGCAGATGTAGCGGATATGTTCGGCGATGCCTTTGAGCGTTTTGCGGGTTTTGACGAAACCGACCCGCCTGCCGGACGGGCAGGTCACGCACTAGGCGGATTAGGCAACCACGGGATAACCAACCTCGACAACCTTAATAGAATGAACTTCGACAGCCAAGGCAACCTAATGACAGCCAATCAGAATGAAGTAAGCATACGTGGCGAAAACCTGCGAATGATGGTTGATATAGCAAGAAGAGAATACGCAAGGCAATATCGAACCGACCCAACAAGTTTGCAACAAACGAATAATTTTAACATAGCCAACGTCAACGAAACCGCCGATTTAGACGAAGTTGTTGATTATATTGTAAGAGGTGCAAAACAGGCTTATGCGGCTAATGCTTTAGCGTAAAAGGAGATGTGTATCAAATGCTGATTATGAAAGAACTAATTAAAATTCTACGTATTTTCATAGATGCTGAATTTGAAAAGCGAAAGAGCATAATAAAAGCCTTTGGATTAGGCGAACACACGGAGCTAGAGACTAAACTGTTTATAATAGATTATCCAGTTTCGCTGATAATAAAAATTTTAGGTTATGTCGCTCTTTGGAATTTGTTGACAAATTCGTATTAACGAGGTGTAAAAATGCCCCTATTAAAAATCCCAACAGTAATAGCAGCGACGGCAGTAATGAAAGGTGTACAAAAACTAGCAAGCAAAGTTGCCGAACCGAAAACAAACCCCTACACAAATGCGTGGATAACAATCGTAATAGAGTACAAGGGAAAAGAAATGCTCTTCCCAATCAACCCCGAGGAAATCACAATAAGGCGTGGAACAAGCCTAATAACCTACGATGTACTAGAATTAGGCGAAATAAGCCTACCAAATACGCCCGAACTAGAGCGGATAAGTTTTACAAGCCAAATATGGGAAGAACGCTCCCCTAAAACGAGCGGCGAATACCTGGAATGGTTAAACGAATGGCGAGCCGAAAAAGAACCAGGCAGGTTAATAATAATCAATCACGCTCCAGACAGTAGCTACCACGGGCTTAACAAGCTAGTATTATGCGAAAACTTCGACACAAACGAGGGTAGAATGGGCTTTGAAGACGATTTATATTACACAATAAATCTAGTAGAGTTCCGAGAAAAAGCAGGTGCAGACGAAATAACTATTGACGAGGACGGCTACGAAACCGCCGAGCCAATCCGCCTTGACGAACGTCCAACAATCCGCCTAATTTACGAAAACCCAGCAATAGTCGAGCCAAGGGATAACAACGGCAACAGCCAAATTCATGAAGTAGCACGAGGGGAAAGCCTATGGGCAATATCCAAAAAGCACAACCAACCAGGCACAGCATGGCAAGAATTATACGCAATCCCAGAAAATCGTGCAATCATAGGCGAAAACCCAAATGCAATCCGCCCAGGGCAACAGCTGATTATTCCCGAAAGTTGGCGGTAATTACGTAGGGGCGGATATTATCCGCCCGCAAGGCTAAACGGGCGGATAATATCCGCCCCTACGTTATACAAAAATGAATGGTGATGTCGAGCCAGTTTGACGAAAAAGAAAGGCGGTGAGAAAATGCCAAGAACAAAACTAGATGTATTAAACACAGTAAAAATCAAGGAAATCAAGCAACTAAAAGAGGACGGTTTAACCAACGTAGAAGTTGCCGAAAAGCTAAATATAACCGTCCGAACGCTGTACAACTGGGCAAAAGAAAACGAAGACCTGTACAGAGCAATAACTCTCGATCCATATATCCAAGAACAACTAGTTTCGGAATCACTGTTTAAGCGAGCAATGGGCTATAAGCGAGTTATCCAAACGCCGCTAAAGGTGCGTGTTCCTATAGAACCTGAATGGATTGATGACCCAGATGAAAAGCCAAAAAAGAAAAACTTCGTAGCAACCGAGGAAATAATCAAAGTAGTTGAAACCATCGAGGAAGTACCAGCGGATGTAAACGCAATAATTTTCCTGCTTATGAATATGGACAATATCAAGTGGCGTAAAAAAGACCGCCAATTACAGCAAACCCTAAACGATGTAAAAATTATGCTAGAACGAAAAGAATTACCGCCGCTGTTGGCTGGGGAAATTTCCGAAGAGGATTTGCTTGCTTATGCAAGCGAAGAAGAAAGCGAATCGACTGAACAAAATGATTTACCACCATAAGATAAAAGTGGGCAACTGAAACAGTTCAGCGAACTGTTTCAGGTCCACTTTCGAAAATCAAAAGGAGAATTCCAATGACACCAAATGATACACACGAAGTCCACTTTGACGACCTAATAATCCCAAAATACGACAGCGTACTACAAGATATTTTATCCCACAACCACAGCCATTACAGCTTTCCAAGCGGACGTGGTAGCACAAAATAGTAGCTTTGTAGCGACCCGCCTGCCGGACGGGCAGGTGGCAATAGTATTGCTGATAATTTCCCCAGAAAATAAAAACTGCCATGCAATCTGTTTTCGCAAGGTTGCAAATACGGTAGCCGACAGCATTTTTGAAAATATCCTGTTCGCTATTGATAAACTCGGATTAACCCAACATTTTATAATCCGCAAACGCCCATACGAGTGCGTTTATATGCGAACAGGGCAAAAAATCCTATTCCGTGGCTTGGACGATGCCCAAAAATTAAAATCTTTGAAAGCCCGATTTGGCTACTTTGGCATAACTTGGTTTGAAGAAAGCGACCAATTTGCAGGGCGTGCCGAAATAAGAAACGTTTTGCAATCGACAATGCGTGGCGAGGGCGGCGATCGCTATTGGAACTTTGAAAGCTACAACGTGCCACGCTCCAAAGACCATTGGGCAAACGAGGATATTTTAGAGGAACGCTCGGAAAAGCTAGTAATAAGCGATGTAAGCTATAAAGATGTTCCGATTACGTGGATTGGCAAGCAGTTTGTAGCGGAAGCCAATTTTTTGAAACGCACAAACGAAATGGCTTACAACCACGAATATTTGGGAATTGCAGTTGGACACGGCGGAGCAGTTTTCAACAATATAGTAGAACGTCCAATTTTGCGTGAAGAACTTGATGCTTTTGATCAACTTCGTTTTGGAATTGACTTCGGCTTTAGCATGGATGAATTTTGTCCCGCCTGCCGGCGGGCAGGTGGCTGAAGTTGCACTACGACCGCAAGAAACGCAAGCTGTATTTCCTCGATGAAATTTACGAATTAAGCCTATCGAACCGAGAGGCGGCAAAACGAATCCAAAATCGGCATAAAGGCAGAATGTTAACCCGCCTGCCGGACGGGCAGGTAACCTGCGACAATGGCGAACCTAAAAGCATTCAAGAATTAAAATTTTTTGGATTAAACACAACGCCAAGCAAAAAAGGTCCAGACAGCATTCACTTTGGAATAAAATTTTTGCAAGATTTAACCGAGTTAGTTTTCGACAAGCGGCGAACTCCGAACGCTTACAAGGAGTTCCACCAATACGAATACGAGGTTGACCGCAATGGAAAATACCGCTCAACTTATCCAAACAAAAATAATCATGCCATCGACTGCACAAGATACGCCATGGAAAACGATATGCTTAACAATCGTATGCTGTTTAGTTCCATCAAAATTTAGGCTAAAACAAAGGAGAACCCCATGATACAACTAGAATCCGATTATTTTGATAATTTGGACGAAAAAAAAATACAATCGTTAATTAAGCGAATCGAGCCGTATATCAACAAGCGAGTAGAATCGTACGATCGTTATCGGCGCAAGCAATCGCCCAACCAGTTTATGCGAAGTGCCAAAGGCAAGGTTTTAGTGGCTTTTGAAAACTACATAGTAAACATGGCAAAAGGCTATTTATCGGGCAAAGCACCGAGTTTTTCGTTCACCAATCGTGATAATTTATCCGAGCAAGATTTTTTTGAATACGCCGCCCACGTTAAAAAAGTTTTGGCGGATAACGATAACTCGTCAATTTTCGCCGATTTGATTCACGATTTTTTGACAACAGGTGCAACATATTTGTGCATAATCGAAAACGCCGAAAACGAGATAGAATATCACGTTTCAAGCAGTCGTAGCACGGTTGTGGTTTACGATTACATGATAGAGCCGAATCCGATAGCAATGTTGCGGTTTCACGTAAGAGATAATGAAAAATTTTTAGAAATAACCACAGCAAACGAGCGAGCGCGTTACAACGAAAAAGGCGAACGACAAGGTTTTTACGACTATGAAGACGGCGAAATTCGTCAAATTTTCAAAAAAGAGTTGCTTTGGAACAAAGTTCCAGTGATTCCGTTTGAAGACCCTGACGGACAAAGCATTTTTGAGCCAGCTCTCGAACTAATTGATACATACGAAAATCTGCTGTACAACATGAAAAACATGACACAATATAACGACAACGCAAAACTTTTGGCATACGGTACACAAGCCGAAAACGCCGCATTATTCATTGACGACAATGATAACATAGTAGAAAACCCTGCATGGCAGCAAGAAATTCAACGATTGTTGCAATCGCCAGCGGTGCATTTGCAAGACGGCGCAGATCTAAAATGGCTAACAAAAGATGTCAACTACACAGGAATAATAGAAATTTTGAAACATCTGGAAGAACTAATCAGCATGACAACGTGCGTTCCAGCCTTAACGGACGAGGCGTTCACCTGCCCGCCGGCAGGCGGGGCGGCAACACAACAGGCGAAGCCCTAGAGTTTAAGCTGTTCTCATTGGAGCAAAAAAGCATAACCCGCCTGCCGGACGGGCAGGTGATAGACCGCATTTTTATAAGGGGCTACAAACGGCTGTTGAACCTAATCACAGCTAGGTTTAATCTAAAAAGCACAATAAAACACGATTACAACACAATAACAATCAACATGAACCACAACACGCCAACCCAAGATAAGGATAAAATAAGAACAGCATTATCGGCGTATCGTTTTGGAATGCTATCAAACGAAACGGCAATAAGAGCAAGCGGTTTGGACATCAACGCAGAGGAAGAATTGGCTAAAATCAACAAAGAGAAAGGCTTAAACAATGACTATTACGCAACAACGCATTCGTGATTTTCAGACAGAACGTGAGGAATTTTGGGCATTTTTGGACGATTTGCAAAGTGATGTTCACAAAAAACTAGCCGCTAGCATGACCAAACTAGAAGACGAAATAATGGTAATATTCGGCAGGTTTCCGCCAACAGGCGAAAATACGACAATTAGCCAGCTGTACGATTTTCGCCGCCAGTTGGGTTTATTTGCAAGCAACAATTATTGGCAAAACGAAACGTTAGCCCAAAAAGCCCAATATTACGGCAACGCCAACCGCTTGAATGTGAACACGGCATTTGAGATTATTCTGCTAGGCAAAATGACGGAAATTTTTCACAAACTAGCAACTGAGATAAAACCGCAATATGAAGAGGTTTATCGGCAAAAGTTGCAATATTATATCAATAATGAAGATTTTGCAGAAACTGCACCGCTCCCAAACTGGAGCGAAACTGTTTTACCGCCTGCCCGCCCTGGTGGGAATGGATATACAATGTTTGCCCAGCTGTACAATCAGCTGACAAACCGAGCAAATCAAATATTGCAAGCATTAAGCCAATCCGCCAGCGAGGAAAATATTAACCGCCAGCCTACCAGACGGACAGGTAACGTGTCCTCAAATAATGAAGATGTCGATGACGAAATAATAGCCGTCCCACTTGATAGAAACCGCTTGCACCAACAACTGCGAGCCTTGCAAAATCGAATGTTAAAGAAAAGCGAGAATGCAACCACAAACTGGCACGGCTTATTTGATTTCTTTTTGAATATCGGAATCGGTTATGCCACAATATCCGCCATGCGTGAACGTTATCGCCGTTGGCAACGTCAACAGAATTTGCAAAACCAAAACGCCCAAAATAATCAAAACAACCTGCAACAACTACCGCCGCAATCGGAAGTTACGGCAACACCAGAAATCCCAGAAACTTCAGAAAATCAGCCAGGTTATGAAGAAGAATTTTTATTTATAGCCGTGCTTGACGACCGCACAACTCAAACTTGCACAAATTTGAATGGGCAAATTTTCAAGGTTAGTGAGGCGGTTTTGGGCGTGAATGTTCCACCGATTGCTAATCCGCCGCATCCTTGCAGAAGTATTATTGTTTTCGACCTGCCCGTCCGGCAGGCGGGTGAAAATTCAACGCATAATGCAACTGAATTTCAGCAAGAGTTGCAACAAGAGGATAGGTCGGTTTATAGCTCTGTTGACGAACTTGCTTATGCTGCACATTATGATACAAGTGAAATGGCTAATCGCCCTGATAATTTGCAGAATGTTAGGGGGTATATTGACAGATTGGGAAATCGTGGTATAATGGGAAGTATGGAAAATATAGACGACCGTAGTTCGGGCGGTTTAAGGCGTAGCCCCTTTACCACGCTAAGTGCCGAAGAAATTGAACATTTGAGGGCTGAAATTAGGGCTATTAGTGCTGATGAGAGTGTGTTTTTATTTAATAATGGTAGGCAAACTGGGTACTCTGACGAAAACGACATCATAAGAGTACGTTATGATGTATTTTCAGACACAAACTCAACACACCCACGAGATTTAATGAGTGAACGAGCAGTATTAGCCCATGAGTATTATGGACATAGAGCCAACCGAGGAACAACTTTACCTAGCGGAAGTTGGAATGACGAATTTAGGGCAAGCTACTTAGCTGCTAGAAACGCCCCTAATTTATCTGACGAAGACAGACGTTATTTAATTTTAGATGCAATAGAACGTGCAAGAGAAAGTGGAATTCCAATACGCTACAATGATTTTATGAGGAGGACTATCTATGGTTACTAAAACACCTGAAAAACACACAATGGAAGAATTTAAGCTGTTAGGAGATGTTGCTGAAGACTTTGGACGTTTTGGTAAAACCGAACGCAAATGTTCGCGCTGTGGCAATGATTTTGAACATTTCACAAATAACAGCTCTTATCATACAAGATGTAAAACCATAAATTGCCTTGAAGAAACCAGTAGGGGGATATGACGATACGATAGCTGATGCGTTTAGTGATGTATTTAGCAATAATAATAGTGCAACAACATTAAGTACGAAAATTGTAAAAATTATTTTAAGGGAGTTGAGGTAATGCTTATACTTGAAGGATATGAAAAATGGGCTGATTGGGAGAATTTTGAATCTCCAGAGGATTATACTGACGGAGTAGGCGACCCAAGAGATAACCTAAAACACCGTGGCTTAAAGCCAAACGCACCACCAGAGGCAGTAGCGGCATTTAACAACCACATAGCAGCCTACGAGCGAGCCTTTGGACCAGACTATTGGGACAGCCCCTAAAACAGCAACCCGCCGAACCCAGTTATAACATGGGGTTTGTTGTTAGCCAGGAAAACTCTCAGAGTGATGAGAGTTTTCCGTGTTGCACTTTTTAGAATGTAAGCAACTGACCTCGGAAAGGAGATGATTATCGTATGGGAATAAACTTAACAAACACTGACGGAGCAATAGCCACAATGGAAACAGCCCCTCATGAGGGCGTATTCATAAACAAGGAACGTTTGCCAGGTGTAACAGACTACAAAATCGAAAGTTGCACCGAGCATACCCTATTAACAATCAAATTGATTGTTAATAAATACTGTTATGACGATCGCTACAAAATTTTCGGAGCAGTTTTAGAATAAAAAAGGGGCAATACCTGCCCCACCTGTCTGCCGACACCTGCCCGCCGTCATGCGGGAGCAGGTAAACCTAAATTTTAACATTTGAAAGCGTCATTTTGTTTAATTTAGTGAATACTGTTTTAATTTCCTGTTCGACTTCTTTATATTTTCGAACAAGTTCTTCTGGCGATAAAGCAGTTAAATCCTCAGATTCTTGTAAATATAGCATTGTTAAGGCTTCCACTTTATTAGCAGGAAACGTTTTTAATGTTACATTCTCCATAATTGCATCTCCTAACTATGTGTAATCTTCAGTTTACATAAATAAAATTTATCAACTTCCTACGGCTGATAAATTAAGTATAGCATAAAGTTATACAAATGTAAAAGAGGAATTTCAATGAAAAAATTAGCAGCTTTCAGATTAACCGAAACATCGCTAAAATGGCTAAAAGAACACGCTAAAAAACAAGGTTTAAGCCAAACTGCTGTAGTGCAAACTTTCATAAATAACGCCATTCAAAAAGAAACTCAAACGGAGCAGACTATTGGGACAGCCCCTAGTGCGGCAACCCACCCAACCCAGCTGTAACACCTGCCCGCCTGCCTGTCGGCAGACAGGTCCCTGCCCGTCCGGCAGGCGGGCGGCAGGCGGG